GGCGCCGGCCGCAGCACGGGTCGAGCCACCGCGCTGTTCTTGAGAGTGTAAATTTTTTTAGCATTATAATCAGAGTATTATGAGTTGTGTCAACGAATTGAGCGCCAAAGACCTGGCACATCTGCTCGGGGTCTCCGAACCCTCGATTTTTCTATGGGCGAAGGGATCCAACTGGCTTTCGCCGGCGAAGGTCGCTCGAGGCAAGTATGACGGCAAATTGGCGGTCCGGCTCTATATCAAGCACCAGGTCGAGCCGAAGTTTCGGCATGGGAAAGACGGGGGAGAGAGCTTCGAGGAAGCGCGGCGCAGGAAGGAGATCGCCCAGGCGAACCTTCATGAGCTCAAAGAGGGGGCGCTGCGCGGCGAGTTGATCGAGAAGGACCAGGCGGTCAAGTGGATCATCGTTCTGGTTTCGGAGGCGAAGACGGCGTTCCTGGCGTTGCCGAGACGGCTTGCCCCGATGCTCTACGGGATAAGCGACATCCGCCAGATCGAAAACGAGATCCGGGTTGAAATCATGAAGATCCTGGAGAAGCTGGGTCGCAGTATCGACAAAAAGGGCGCCAAAAAGCCCGCCGTGAAACTTATCGAAGGCGCTGATGAGGAGGCGCTTTGAGCAGCCTGGCCATCGTTCCTGTTGAGATCCGGGAGGCGTGGAGGCCTCCGGAGAAGCTCACGGTGAGCCAGTGGGCAGAGAAGTATCGCGTGCTCGAGGCCGAGACATCGAGCGAGCCCGGCCCCTGGCGGAACCAGCGAACTCCGTACCTGGTCGGGATCATGGACGCCTTTTCCGATCCATACATCGAAAAGATCGTCTTCAACAAGGGGTCCCAGCTGGGAGGAACGAGCGCTCTCTACAATATGCTGGGATACGCGATCCACCAGGATCCGGGCCCGACGCTCTTCGTCATGCCGACTCTCGAGCTGGCTCGATACGTGTCGAGAAAGCGGATCCAGCCCATGATCGACGGCTCACCGGTGCTCAAGGCCAAAAAACCGGCAAATGAGGATGATTTCAACACGCTCGAGATGCTTCTGCCCGGAATGGTGCTCACGATGGCCGGCGCGAATTCCCCCGCGTCTCTCGCCTCGAGGCCGTGCCGATACGTGTTTCTTGACGAAGTGAACAAGTTCCCACGCTTCAGCGGCCAGGAGGCGGACCCGATCAGCCTCTCGATGGAGCGCCAGAAGACATTCTGGAACCGGAAGACCATCATCACCAGCACGCCCACGACCGAAGACGGACAGATCACCCGGGAGCTTGCGACCTGCGAGGTGATTTTCGATTACTGGGTGCCCTGCCCGCATTGCGGGAAAATGCAGAAGCTTTTTTTCGAGCAGATCAAGTGGCCCCGGGAGCTTGACCGAAGCGATCCGAACTATGCCGGACGGGTCCGCGAGCTCGCGACCTGCGAATGTGCGGAATGCAAGGAATCGATCGATGACTTCAGGCGCCCGGCGATGCTCGGCCACGGCGAATGGCGGCCGAGGGAGAAGGCGAAGGCTCATCCGAGATCGGTCGGGTTTCACCTGCCGAGCTTTTATTCGCCGTGGCTCACCTGGGGGGACATGGCCGAGATTTTCGTCAAGAGCAAGGACTTCCCCGAAAAACTCATGAATGTCGTTAACTCTTGGTGGGCTCAGCCGTGGATCCCACGCATCTCATCGGTAGAAGAGAAAGAAATCGAAGCTGCGAAGGTCGATCTGCCGCCCCAGACGGTTCCCCAGGAGGCTGTTGCGCTCACCTGTTTTGTGGATGTGCAGAAATACGGCAGATGGTTTGCCGTACGCGCCTGGGCGCGGGATTATACGAGCTGGCTCATTCACTATGGAGTGCTGCCAGGTTGGGAGGATGTCGAGGACCTGCTCTTCGAGACGGCGTATCCCATCGATGGAAGTTCGGAGACCATGAAGATCTGGCGGGCTGCCGTCGATACAGGTGGCGGCCGTCAGGATGATGGGATCTCCATGACAGAGGATACTTATCTATGGCTCAGGAACAATGCTGTCGGACGCGGCTGCCGTGTGTGGGCTACGAAGGGAGCGAGCGGGTCTCTTGCTGGTAAAATCCACATCGGAAAGCCCCTCGACAAAACGCCTTCCGGCAAACCGATTCCTGGAGGCCTCCAGATCATTCAACTCGATACAGGAAAGATCAAGGATGCCTTTCATTACCGGTTGAAACTGGCAACAGAGGGGATGCCTCAAGGAGCGTATCTTCATTCAGGAACGGATCAGCTCTATTTCAAGCAGATCATGGCCGAGGAAAAGCGGGTGGACCGCCGGGGGGTGCATAAGTGGATCCGGGTGAGCAAGGATAATCATCTCCTCGACGCGGAGGCAGGGTGTTTAATTCTTGCGGATCCGGAGTGGCCAGGGGGTGGCGTGAATCGACTGATAGGGAGGCATGTCACGGGACAGCGGCCAGCGCCGACCAACATGCCGAAACAAGAGAACCGATGGCTACAACCTTCATCGCAATGGCTCAGGAGATGACTTTGGCCAAGAGAATCAAAATTCAGCCGGCTCAAGAACTGTTGGACGATCGATATCTGACCGTCGAGGATGTTCAGCATCTGCTTTCCATCTCCGCGTCTCATGTCTATATGCTCGAGAAGATGGGGCACATCGAATCAATCAACATCACGTGCTCGGGGACGAGCAACAACTCCGGCAAGCGGTTTTCGCTGCATTCTTTGCAGAACTTCATCACCTCGCGGAGACAAAATAACGGCGAAAATCACGAGTGACGAAAAATTTCGTTTCCACAGAGACAGTTACAGGCAGTTACCGCTAGTTGAGTGTTTCGATTCCGCCATGAAATAATGCTCCCTGAACATTTTTCCCGGGAGCATGCATGGCCTACGACACAAAAGCCGACCTGGAAGTCCGTTTAGCCGAAATCCGGCTCGAAATCGCAAAAGCCAGAAAAGCACAGTCCTATGGTATCGGATCGAACGAAGTCACGGTCACCCGCGGTAATCTGAAGTCTCTCCTCGAGGAGGAACGGTGGGTGCTCGCGCAGATCAAATCGATTGATGCCGAAAGCGCCGGTGGGGCCTGTAACCGAATTCAATTCGGGAGGCCCTGCTGATGGGACGACTTTCCACATGGCTGGACGGGGCCATCGCCATTGCGTCACCCGAGCGTGCGCTGAAGCGCCAGGCGGCGAGGAAGCGGCTGGAGCTCTCCCAGTACCGCGGCGCGGATTATAACCGGCTCATGGCGGACTGGATTCTTGGATCCACGAGCACGACTCCGGACCAGTGGGAGCTCTCCACGTTGCGGGAACGATCGCGGGACCTGAACCGCAACGACCCGGTCGCTTCCGGAGCCACCGAAACACTGTCCGTTAACATCGTCGGGCAGGGGCTCACGCCCCAGAGCAAGATCCGCCCGGAAATAATTAAGATCGACGAGTCCCACGCGGCCGCGCTGAACAAAAAAGCCGAAAACATTTGGAATGACTGGCGCCCCTACGCCGACGGGGCGAATAAGCTGAACTTCGACGAAATTCAGTTTCTGGCCATACGGAAGATCATCGAGGATGGTGAGATTTTCGCGCTGCCCGTCTGGGCCGACGAGCTGTGGCGGCCGCTCGGCCGTGCCATCGAGCTGATCGAGGGAGACCGGTGCGACAGCAGCGACCCGGATTTCCAGCGCGGGATCCGCCTTGGGGCCAGAGGCCAGCCCCTCGAGTATTCGTTCGTGAAACCAGGCGAAGGTCCGCGCGCATACACGGAAACCCACGTGAGAATCCCGGCTCGGGATCGGAAGGGCCGATGCAACGTCCTTCACGTATTTCCAACCAACCGCGTGGGGCAGCTCCGCGGCGTTCCGTTTTTTGCTCCAGCCATCAGTTTTTTTAAGCACCTGGCGGATTATCTGGAAGCGGAGGTCGTCTCGGCCCGGGTCGCGGCATGTCTTTCGATTTTTGTGACCAGCGCGGATCCGCTCGGCATGGCCGGAATGAATCAAACCGCCACCCAGGCTGACAACAAGCGAATTCAGAGCGTCGAGCCCGGGATGGTGCAATATCTGGGCGTCGGGGAGTCCATCAACGTGGTGGACCCGAAAAGGCCCGGGGACGCTTTCGCCCCGTTCGTGGAGGGCGTTCTGCGCCTGATCGGCGTTTCCCTGGGGATGCCCTACGAGCTGCTTCTCAAAGACTTCAGCAAGACCAATTATTCCAGCGCGCGTGCATCGCTCCTCGAGGGCCGCAGGCACTTCCAGCACTGGCGGTCGTGGTTTTCGGCCCGTTTTTGCCAGCCGGTCTACGAGCTGGTGCTCGAGGAGGCATATCTCCGCGGCCAGTTCGACGCCCCGGACTTCTACCGGTTCAAGGCCGAGTACTGCCGGGCCCAGTGGATCGGCGGAGCATGGGGCTGGGTCGACCCAGTCAAAGAGGTGGAGTCCTCGAAGCTCGCCATAGACTATGGCCTGAGCACGCTGGCCGAGGAGTGTGCCGGCCAGGCGCGGGATTGGGAAGAGGTCATGGAGCAGAGGAAGCGGGAACAGGAGCGCGAGCGCGAGCTTGGGATCGTCCTGTCCGTGTCGTCCAAGATCAAGCAGGACCCCGAGGCGCAGAAGGAGCCGGAAAATGGCGAAGTCCAGAAAGCAGAGTGAGAAGATGGAAGCACCGGCCGAGGCGACGATAGAAATTGTCGCCGGCTCTTCGGTTGACCAGCCGGCCGTGATAGCGCTTCCGAAAGAGCTGCAGAGCATGATCGATACGACGGAGGACCTGGGCAGGATGGTCGCCCGCTTGCAGAAGGATTTCGACGCGCTCAAGGCCGAATATCTCGCGAAGCTCATTGCGGGGGAGAACCCGGTATCCATCGGCATCCTGATGCGGGAAAAAACGCTCGAGATGAGCGCCATGCTGATCAGCAATTCCATGTATTTCACGACAAGCATCCCGGCTTTGCTGGGGAAGGCTCAAAACGAATGACGCGGGGGAAGTGGCAATGCCGAACCCAAGGAAGAACGAGAGCAAGCAAGACTATCTGAAGCGCTGCACGGCGTCCCTGATCGAAAGCGAGGGAAAAAGCACGGACCAGGCCTACGCGGTGTGCAACGCCTACTGGGACGAGGCGCAGTCCACGGCCAAGGCCGAGCGGACGCCCATCACGCTTTCAGGGAGCGTCACGCTGGAGCTGGCGGCGGGCCCGGACGGGCAGCAGCCGTCGCAGGACGATACCCCGACTGGCTTCATGATGACCGCCTACACGGGGGAGGTCCTCGACCTCGGCACGTGGGGCCGCTACGTCTTCGACGTCTCCGGCATGCAGGCCAAGGCCAAGATCCCGATCCTCCGGGAGCACCAGCGGGACCGGGTGGTGGGCTGGAGCCGAATGGCCTGGCACGACGGCAGGAATTTCATGATCTCCGGGCAGTTCAGCAAGCGCACCGATGATGCGCTGGACGTGCTGGAGCTGGCGCTGGAGGGCTTCCCGTGGCAGTGCTCGGTCGGGATCGTCCCGAGAAAGGTCAAGCGCCTGGGCAAGGACGAAGCCCTGGAATTGAACGGCAGGACGGTCTCCGGCCCCGTCGAGGTGTGGCTGGAGTCACATATAGGCGAAGTGAGCTTTGTGAGCCTGGGGGCGGACTCCGAAACGGCTGCCATCGCCCTGGCGGACCAACATAAGCTGATCACGTGCGATTTACTCACCAACAAGGAGGACGAGACCATGAATCTCGCTGAATTGCAGGAAAAACACCCTGATCTCTATCAGGAGATTTTCGAACTGGGCGCCGCTTCGGTCGATCTGAACGCGGTGCTGGCCGAAGGCGCCGCCATGGAGCGGGCCCGGGTGGCGGAAATCCTGGCCGCCGAGGGCGACCCCGAGGTGACGCAGCGGGCCATAGCGGAGGGGATCAACGCCGAGGGGGCCTACAAGCTCTTTTTCGAGGCCGAGAAGGCCAGGAAGATCGCCGGCCTGAAGGAGATGGCGGAATCCGCGCCGCTGAGCCCGGGCTACCAGGAGCCGAGGGAGCCCGAGCGCATCGACGACGTGAATGTCGAGCTCTCCATCAGCAACAAAGCCCTGGAGCTTATGAAGCGGGACAAGATCGACCTGGCCGAGGCGACCCGGCGGGTGCTTTCCGACAACAAGGAGCTGGCGGAGCGCTACTACAGCCAGTTCAACGCGTAAGGAGGACCCGACATGGCTATTGAAAACCCTGTGCTTGTCATGACTTTCGAGGCTGCCGAGGACCTGAGCGCCTACCAGTACCGGTTCGTCACCCAGTACGGCTTCACGGGCAAGACGGTGGGGCTGATGAACGCGGCCACCGACATCCCCGTAGGGATCTTGCAGAACGCGCCGACGATCGGCCAGATGGCCGAGGTGATGGTGATCGGCGTCTCCAAGTGCGTCGCCAACGACGCCATCGCCGTCGGTCTGTACGTCAAGGCCGAGTATGTCTCCACGTCCGACAACGGCAAGGCCGATGCGGCCGACACGGATTACGACAATGTGGTCGGTCTGGTTGTCAATGCCTCGGGGGCCGAGGACGACCTGTGCAGCGTATTACTCACCGGACCGTCGGCTTTGATGGTCGCTTAATCAGAGGAGGGAAAAATGTCTCTGCCTACCCCCAAGAGTGCTCATAAGGATGCGGCTTTGAGCAACATCTCCATCGCCTACCGCAACCCGATGTATATCGCGGACCAGCTCTTCCCGACGGTCCCCGTGAAAAAGCAGTCGGACTACTTTTTCAAGTTCCTGCGCGGGGACTGGTTCCGGAATGACGCTACTGTCCGCGGCCCCGGGGCCCAGGCCCGCCGCGGGGGCTACAAGCTGACGAGCGACACGTACAGCTGCAAGGAGTACGCGTTCGCCCACTCCATCCCCATCGAGCTCATCAACAACGCCGACGACGTCCTGAACCCCATGGTGACGGGCATCAACTTCGTGACCGAGTCCGTCCTGCTCGCTAAAGAGCGGGTTGTTTCGACTCTGATCGTGACGGCGGCCAACTGGACCAACTACGAGGACGCTGCCGGGCTGTGGGTTGCGACCGACGCCACGAACACGTTCCTGACTGACGTCCTGTACCGCAAGGAGACCATCCGCCAGGCCATCGGGCGCTACCCCAACACGCTGGTCATGGACGCCAAGACCTTCAAGGGCCTGAAGGAAAGCTCGGTTCTGCTGGACCGCATCAAGTACACCGGAAGCAATGGCAATCCTGCCGACGTGACGGCCGAGATGCTGGCCATGCTGTGCGGGCTGGACAAGGTCCTGGTGGGCGGCGCCATCTACACGAGCGACGAGGAGACTTTGGCTGGCACCGAGTTCACGGGCGTGGACCTCTGGGAGACCAACGCCGGGAAGGGCTCAGCATGGCTGGGCTTCGTGGCTCCGACCCCGCAGGTGGACATCCCTTCCGCCGGCTACACCTTCACCTGGAACAACACCAACATCCCGAACGAGATCGTGGCCCAGACGGGCGCCCGGTCGGTCCGGCGCTGGTGGGAAGATGCTGAAAAGCAGTGGGTGGTGGAGGCCTCGGAGTGCTTCGACGCCAAGCTCACGAGCGAGATCAGCGGCTTCCTGTGGACGGACACTTACCTGACCTAAGCCGAGAGGTGACGCATGGCAACGGAACTTGCAATTCTGGACGTGTCCTACCTCGCGGCCGAGGACCTCTCGAGCGATCAGTACAAGTTCGTGGTCCTCACATCGACGGGGACGGTGCGCCGGCCGGACTCGGAAAACGAGGTCGCCATCGGCGTGTTGCAGAACGACCCGGCGAGCGGCGAAATAGCCGTGGTCCGGGTGGCGGGGTTTTCCAAGCTGAGGGCATCGAGCGCTCTCGCCCGCAACACCTTCGTCAAACCTGAATACGTGAGCGCAGCCGACGCCGGCAAGGGGGAAAGGGCGGTCTCTAACCCGCAGTACACCCGGGCCATGGTGGTGGAGCCAGCCGGGGCGGAGGACGACATCGCCTCTGTTTGGCTGGTGGGGCCAGGCCAGGCGGACCTGCGCACCAGCTACGACACCTTCGCCAACAACCCGGTCGTGAGCAAGGTGGGGGGAGGCGCGGCCTCGGGGACCCAGGGGGACGTGAACGCCCTGCTGCTGGCAAACGCCGCCTTCGAGTATTTCATCATCGGGACCCAGACCATCCTGGCCCCGGTCCTCACGGCCACCGGGCTCGACGTCGGCATGGACCAGACCAACGGGGACGGGGTGGAGCTGACCCAGGGGATCACCGCGAGGTCCAAGGTGGCCTTCACGGTGGGAACGGACGCCTTCTACGGCAGGTGCAAGTTCAGCGTAGCGGACGTCTCCGGGGTGGCCGAGTGCGCGTTCGGGTTCCGTACGGCTGAAGCCTACGCCCTGGCCATCGACGACTACAACAACATGGCCGTCCTCAACATGCAGGGCGGTGCCATCAACATCGAGACCATCGATGACAACGCGGCGACGACGACGACGGACACCACGGACACCTGGGCCGACGGCGCGACGCACATTTTAGAGGTCTATGTTTCCGCGGCGCGGGCCGTGACCTACAAGATCGACGGCGTGCCGCCGACGGTCACCGCGGCATTCTCTTTCGACGCAGGCGACGTGGTGGTGCCTTTCTTTCACTTCAAGCACGGCAGCGACGTGGCGGGCGCGGTCATCATCCAGGAATGGGAAGTGGGTCTCCAATAATGAGCCTCTTCGATATTCTCGAAGACGATCTGCAAAGCGTAATTTTTTCGACGGAAGACTTCGCCAAGGAGGCAATCTATACGCCATCCGGCGGGTCTCCCGTCGAGACAGCAGTCATATTCAGCCCGCAGGAGGACCTGGACGATGCTCAATGGCGCGCAGCTCTCCAGGCCTCGGCCAATCTGTGGGTGCACAGTTCGGAGGTTGCCAGCCCTGCGCCCAACGATACCGTCACGATCGATGGCGAAACCTGGACGGTCGTGCGCCGGATCAGCCGGTCCGGATGTTTGTGGCATCTTGAGACCCGGCGGGATCTTCGGCCGACATTTCGGAAGTAGAAACGCCCCTCCGCGCGGGGGGCATGGAAATAAAAAATGTTCACTGCAGGGATTCGCGAAGAACGCTTGAGCGAGACAATCAAGGCCGTGATGCAGCTTCCGGGTATTTTCGCCCGGGCGCGCAAGTCGGCTTTGGGCTCGACCGGCTACTGGATCCAGCAGGAGCTTCGAAATCAGATCGAGTACGGCGGGTCCGGATGGCCCCCGCTGCATCCCATCACGCTCAAGCTCAGAAAGTTCAGAACGCCCGCGAACACCCCGCTTTTCTACCTGGGGCGCTTCTCTCGATACCTCATCGACCAGGAGGGAACCACCGTTGAAATCGGACTTGGAAAAAGCCGCAAGGGCGAGCCGGGCCAGACGGACGATCCCTGGCTTTCGGCAGCACTGCGCCGCGCTGAGGAGGGCGACCGGATTCCTGTCACGAAGAAGGTCCGCCTGGCTTGGGTCAGGACCAAGATCAAGGGCCAGAAGTGGAAGAAGATGTCTCGAAGCGGCGCGGTGACGGGAGGCTACTTCGTTCTCAGGCCTGAAACCCAGTTTCTGACCATTCCCAAACGTCCGGTCGTCGGACCGGTTTTCAGAAAGGTGCAGCCGAAGATCACGCCCTATTTCGAGCAGAAGTTCTGGGCTGCGCTCGAGCGATACCGCACCGGAGCCGCCAAGAAATGACGACAGCCCTGATTCTCGAAGCTCTCAAGCTCGCACTGCTCTCCGATGCCCTTCTCGATGCCTGGTGCCAGTCGGAGTTTTCGAAGGCCCCGACGGTCTGGATCGGAATTGACGAGCAGAACCCGCCCCCGGAGGAGGACTATCCCCTGGTTGCCATCGTCGGGGTCGACCAGGCGCGCGCCGAGGATCGACGCGAGATCGAATGGCAGGTGCATTTCGGATCCGGAGTGATCAATACGTCGTTCGAATCCAGTTCGAATTCCCGCATCTATCCCGGGCTTTCGCAGGTCGAGACCATGCGCGAGCTGGCGGAGAATGCCCTCTACAGAGCAACGTTCGGAGTGCCCGTAAATATCCATACCAGCGGAGAAGCCTCCTCGATCAGCTACCATCCGCTTTACGTGAGTTATTCCACCTTCATCGTTTCCGCTCTCAAAAGCAGTCGCCGGGGGCTGCCATGACGAAGCTGATCCCAAGGCGAATCGCCCGCCTGTTGTTCTGGGGGATCTATTGCGCGTTGGTCCTTGCGATCATCTGGAGCTTCTTCACCTGTTCGAGCTGCATAGCGCTGGTGGATCAGATGACCGAGCGCCCGGCCGGCTGCGAGCAGTCGATCATCTACGATCGCCTGCCGGCCCCGAAAGTCTCGGGCGCCGTCCTTTTGATCGCAGTGAATGAAGCGGCGCACGCGAAGCCCGAAGTCGTCATGTATATTCTCGGCTCTATCGACTCCATCCTCGAGGTCCTCCAGGATGACCAGGTCACGTATGTCGAGCTTGCCATGCAGGCTGCGCAGCAGATCTCCTGGATCAACACGTATTTCGGGAACCGCGTCCTGGTCTATTCGGAGCTCATCGCGGCATTCGACCGGCCGGTTCCTCTCTATCCGTGCGATCGCATGCTGATTCGAAACCATCTCAAAAAACAGCGCGACATGCTCACCATGGGCGCTGATCCGTAAACACCTTTCACCACAAAGGCGCAAAGCACGCAGAGAAAAGCGAAGGATTTTCACTCGAAACCCGCAACTCAAAACTCGAAATCGTTCTTCAGGGAGGTCTTCCGATGGCATTGGCAAGCAATGTAGACAACATTCGATACAACGGCACGGGACGCGTTTATGTGGCGGAAGTCGGCTCCGCCCATCCCGGGGTGGACGTGGGGGAGCTCGAAAACCTGACTTTCAACGTTTCGGTCTCGACGGAAAAGCTCAAGAGCACCCGGAATGCCGCGAGAGCGACCATCCTCGAGGTGGAAACCGAGCGGGAAGGGGCGATCTCCTTCGGCCTGCGCGAGCAGTCCGAGGAGAACCTGAAGATGGCGCTTCTCGGCTCCGCCGTGAACACCCTCAACCAAACGGCAGGTTCTGTCGATGCCACCACGATCACCTGGGCGGACGATTCATTTGTCGATTTGGGCCATCTCGATGTCTACAGCAACAAGCTGAGCCATGGGACGGTGACCAACGGCCCGTTTGCCGTGGGTGATACCGTGACTGGAGGCACATCGAGCGCCACCGGAAAGGTGGCCTATGTGGGGTCCGGGTTCGTTGAGGTGGCAGGTGGGAACCGCGGAACGTTTGTGGCCGGCGAAACCATCACGAGCAGCACCAAGAGTGCCACACTCTCCGGGGTAGAAAAGCTCGAAGACATCGTCGTCACCAGCTCGGACGGCGCGACCAGACGGGATCAGGGGACCGATTACTCCCTCGATCCAGATTACGGGTACGTCCGGAAACTGAGCACGGGGGACATTGCGGCCGGAGACGAGATCTCGTACAACTACGAAGCGGTCGACAAGAAGTACATCTGGGGCATGTCGGCAGGATCCGTCACCAAGAAGCTGACCTTTGTCTCCGACAAGAGCGACCAGGGCCCCCGGCAGCGCTGGACGTTCCACAAGGTCCAGATCAACCTTTCGGGGGACATCAACATGATCGGCGAAAAACAGTCCGTTCTCGACTGCAAGGGATCGGTCCTTGCCGACACCACGCAGTCCTCCGGCCAGGAATACTACAAGACCGAAATGATGTAGCGAGGGAGGATATGGGCTGGAGCTACGGCATCTATGCAAATGGGTCCCGGAAACCGAAAGGACAAAGATATCGGGTGAACTGTTTTCCGAGCGCAGACGCAGCGCCGGCTTCTAAAAGCCCGGTGAATCTGCCGGCTCCGGGCGAAGCGAATCAAGAGGAAACAGATGAGGAAGGAAAAGACGCTCGAGCTCGGAACCATGAGCATGCGGATCCATGAGCCGACCATCGAGGGGATCCGGAACGTTCTCTCGCGGGATGACCTCACGTTCGACCCAGTCGGCTTCCTGAACGGCAAAAGCCAGATTCCGGCGGATTTGATTGCCCTTTTCATCGACCATGCGCCGGATACGATCAAACAGCTCACGCTTTCAGAATTCAAGGAAGTGCTGGATACGATCAGGGAGCTGCTTTCCCCTTTTTTGGACATTCTGGAGATGCTCGGAGCGGTCAACGGTTATCTCCGGGGGATGCAGGAAGAAGCCTCGAGCGCTGCCTTTGCATCATGATTCAGGCAGGGCATCAGCGCGCGTGGGAATATGGGCTGAGCTTTTTTCTTGCGGCGCTCAAGCTGATTTCGGAGCAAGCCAGAGCAGAAGACGCGCAACCGCTTTGAAAATCAGCGCGAAGCCGACGATGCAGGCAGCCATCGGGACCGCGGACAAATCATGTCCGACCATCATCCGGATCCCCGCCTGCAGGATCGCGATACCGAAGAAGATCATCAGCAATGTGATCATTTTGAAGCTCCGAAACCTGGCCTCGCGCAGAGACGCGGAGGCGCAGAGAAGGTCAAAAGCCTTAACCTGAAACTTGAAACCTGAGACTTGAAACAGGTCCATACATGGCCAACACTGTCAGCATTATAATCGAGACGGTCGCGAAGGGTGAAGCCCAGGTAAAGAATGTCACTTCATCCATCCAGGCCGGATTTGCCAAAGGAAAACTCGCCGTCGAGGCCTTCAACGCCGCCGCCGGCAACGGGCAGAAGACCATCCAGGGGATGAGCCGCGGAGTGACCGATCTCGTGAAGGCCTACGTCGGCATCAGCGCCGCGCAGCAGGCCTTCACCGGAATGATCGGCATTCTCAAGAAAAGCGAGCAGGCTCAATTCACCCTCACGTCATCGGTTCAGGCCGCAAACCGCGAATTCAAGAACACGGGCTCCCTCGAGTCGTGGGAATCGACCATCAAGGGGCTCTCGAAAGAGCTTGTCGTCTACTCGGAATCATCGCTGAAAAACGCAGTTTCCAGAACCGTCGACATGACCAAGCGCCTGGGGCTCGGTGCCGACCAGATGACCGAGGTCATCCGTCGCACCGCCGATCTCAGCGCCGGGAAAGTCGAGCTCGAAGGCGGAATCGAGCGCGTGACCGCTGCCCTCCGTGGAGAAGCCGAGGCCTCGGAATTCCTCGGGCTCACCCTGAACGAAACCTATGTCAAATCCTGGTACGACGCGCACAATGCCACATCGCAAGCCTGGAAGGACCTCTCCGACATGGAGAAGGCCCAGGTGCGCTACCAGGTCTTCCTCGAGCAGACCAATGCCACCCAGGGCCGCGCAGCCGCATCCGCCAAGACCTTCGGGGGGGCCATCCAGCTCATCCAGAAGGAGATCGAGGACGCCGTCACGAACAACAAGGACCTGGCCGAGTCCATGACGGACGTGGCCCGGTTCATTCGTGAGAATTCCGCAAGCATTGGCGCGATGGCGGCAGATCTCATCACCCTGACCGCCGAAGTGGCCAAATTCGCGATCGAGTGGAACGACGTCATCAAGGTGATGGG